TTGCTCTTCCAGGGATTTTTCGTTTTGTTCTTGCAGTTTAACTTCTGCATTGTGATCTTCACACTCTTTTCTAATCATCAAACAATTCCCAATGCACCATGTCGGGTATGCGCTTAGCATTATATTCGCATCCCGTTGTGGACAGTTGAGCGAGCAACTCATTGGTAAACACCAATACCTAAAATTAGGGCTCTCAACGCGCAAGCCTATCAATCTATCTCGTCCTAAAGATAGAATTGATGGTATCCAATACGCGTCTTGCTTCTTCAACTTTTCCGTGGTGCCCCACGAGCATTGCGGGGCCAGTACTATTTGAGTTTCTTCATCAAACTCGGGTTGCACACTCTCACCCAAATATTGTTCTCTCCACCAGAGAACCCAATCATCGTATGATCTCGAGCTAAAATGCATACAATTCCATACTCTGTCTCCAACCAGCTCTCGAAGCAAACCTTTGAACTTTTCATATTCAGCCTCACCATGAAGGAAAAAATCCAAGAGCGAGGAGTCAGCATTTTCAACCATACGTTCAAATTCAGATATCTCATTGTTAGAATTAATGTACGCCATCAACCTCTTACAAATGGACTCTAAACTCAAAGACCAACACCCTTACCCAACTTCGGATGATAAACTGTCTTTCGTTTCAGAAACTCTACTTCTTCCCAAGCAATTGTTGGTTGAAGTTCGTCCTCTTTGTTGGGCATTGTGTACTCCTGACCGTGTTCCTCCAGAAATTTTGAAATCGTCACAATATTGAAATTCGAATAAAGTGGATCAACCGACCCAATATTATCATCTCCATAAGTAACGAGAGCAACATGTTGTCGAAAATCAGCTGCTTCAGGATACAAATGATAAAATGCACATCTCCACTGTAAAGAGCCAACGATACTGTTGACCATCACAGTGAGTGAGTTTCCACTAATGTGTCCACAAGAAACAAATTCCAATAGATCACCATCAAAGGCCACTCTCGCGTATACCAAATCATATGCCATGGTCTGCATAGCAAGTAGATCTTCGCGATGAAATCCCGCTTCTTGGGCCAATTCAATAAATATCGAAATGGCCGTGAAAATCATTTGGGATGGCATCTTCTGATCATACTTCCCATAATCTCCAGCCACGGCTCGATCGCTATCCTTGGACTTTGCATATTCTACCAATTCCTCCCATTCAGGACCAATGGCATTTATGCCGACCGCACACTCACACAATAGTGGATTAAGCATTAAAAATCTTATCATTGACAAAAAATACCGTCTCAAAAGAAAAGTGAAATACATGGGATTGGAATAGAAAATTCGACATTTCCCTTCTTTCATTAATACTTCATCCTTTTTGCAAGCCTTGATGGTGGGATAAACCCTTCTCCCACTGCGATACTGGTCATCGACATATTCCACAATTTCATAGAATTCATCCACCATGAACAATTTTCCTTCATCATCCCTATAGGCATATTCCATTTTTGTGCCATTTGCCGGAAAACCCATGGAACTTTTCATATTGATGGGGTTCATTCCCAACAAATTTCTAATTCCATTAAGGTTCTCGTCATCATCTAGCTTTCTTATGTTCCAATAGGCAACATTTTCATGATACCTAGCTATGAGTGGAGCTACATAATCCTCTCTTGCACGATCAACCAAAGCTGGTGAAAACATCCTAGCAGGCAGACGCAAATTTGCGTAAGCTTTCTGCCAGCCATACCAAGAAGGCACAGCTTGAGGCGGATGACTTTCCTTCTCAATCCCAAACAAGTACTTCACTCTGTCCCTCCAAGGGAAAGGTGTGTACTGGGAACGAAAAGTGGAAACTCCATTTACTGAAGCAACTCTGTCAATAGTGCCAGGCGTCTCAACAAACAAGCAAGGACTTCTGATGCTGGGTCCTTGGTCACTAATTTTCACGGTTTTACCCATAAAATCCAACAAAGGTTCTCCACCATTCGGTGGTAAAAATATTGCTGGATTTTTGGACAATTGCTCAATAGCGTCGTTCACATG